ACCAATATCAAAAGACTTGGATATGAGAATTTAAAGGAATGTGTCTCTTTAGAATCAATTACTATTCCTAAGAGTGTTGATTATATAGATTGGTATACCTTCGGAGGGGCCACAGGAAAAAGCCTTATGTCATTAAAGAATGTTATTGTCGAAAAGGGCAAGCTATCATACATACCAGAAGGGTTTGATAACAATATAAAGGATGTTGTAGACTATCCTTCTACCATATCTTCTTTTGGATGGGCTCAACCGAGCTTGCATGCGAAGATTACTATTTTAAGAGCCCCAACCCCTCCTAATCCTAATACTCGTTCGCTCGAAGGTAACGGTCTTATATATGTACCCGACGATGCAATAGAAGTTTATAAACATTCTTACGGCTGGTCTCGTATTGCAGATAGAATTTATCCCCTTAGCGAGTATCATCCGTGATACTCGCTTAAAGGCTTGATGAGTTCTGCTTTGTCTTTCCATCCATAGGCATGCTTATATTCTTCGACCAAATCATCAGGCACATAGATAGCGTTACCATTGTAGTAGAAAGACCACCCATATAATTTTCTAAATTCAACAACCTTTTTAGATCGAAAAATAAGTATCGCAGTTACATTTGTAAACGTAGATGATTCTATGACACCTGTATATGTTTCAGGGAAATCAAGTACTTTAAGAGCGATACAATTAGAAAATGTCCTGTATAAGGCTGGTGAAGGCTTCATATTGACAGGGAATACTATTTCTTTCAGACGAACACAATTAGAGAACATCGTATGTTGTAGTGTACTCTCTTTTGGCATTACTATTTTTTCAAGATTCTTACATCCATCAAAAGATCCAGCTTTGTTTATACTTGCCTTCGTGAAGAAGCTGAATGAAGAGAAATCTTTAATCTTGGTGTTACCGTTAAACATAGTCCCGATGGAACTAACAGCTGCAGCTTCTTCCATAGATAGCTCACCATCACCGTCTTTATCCCAGTTTTCAACGCAAATACGCTTCACTTCTGGGTCCTCGAAGCGAATCCACCACTTAGCGATGTTGAGCTTGAGTTTTGGATAGTGTGTCATAAGCGCATCGTAGGTGTCACGATACGCACCTGTGGAGAGGTTGATAGTGCCGTCAAGTACTGGGTATGGATCGTTGCCGTACTGACCCTCTGCATCGATTCCTTGATATGTGCCATCAACCAGCTGGGAGAGTTTATCGAATGCTCGACCATCCGTGAAAGTCTCATTGAAGCCGACACAGCGCACGTAACGCAGAGCGTGAGGAACTTGCCCTACTTGCGCATCCATGATGTCGATGAGTTTCTTCACGGGTTGAAGATTATCGCAACCGCTGACAAAGTAACTCATTACGTTAGGAGCGCAACCTTCTGTATTGCATTTTTCATTCGTGAGCTTATCGAGGTTTTTCAGTTCAACGTATGAGGTAGTAGCCGGGTAGTCAACCTCCTCGAGAGCAGCACCATCAGCAAAGTGTGCTTCGGTTAGCGATGAGCCACCAGCGAGGAACTTGCGCAAACGAAAGTTACTACGCATATCGAGCGCACCTCCAAGGGTCGAGATGTTCTGAACATCTATCTCCTCTAAGGATGTTGTATTACCGAGCGTAAGCGAAGAGATAAGTATCTTCACTTTCTGTTCGTTCTCATCACCGAGTTTCAATCGCTTGAGTCGCTTACCAATGATTGAGAGTGCACCATTGATTACATACGAACTCCAATCGCCTATATCGAGCAAGTAGTCAGCTGACTTGACAGATAGCTGCTGGTCGGACGTGCCGTTAATATCGACTACAATCTCACAAGCCTTACCAGCATCAGTGCGAGCACCACGCATAATCGTGGTACCGTACGCAATAGTAGGGTACAATTTCATTGCAGGCGTTAATCGCAGAACGATTGAGTTAGTCGTAGCGTCTGCCTGTGCGGAGGTACGAACAGTAATCGCACCTTCAGCAGTCTTGGCATCATAATCTCCGAAGGAATACTTAGACATAAGATATTGGATGCGCTTCTTCACCCAAGCAACCTCAGGAGATTGACCATCACCAAGCGACTGGCCCAGTGGGTCGGTGTCGTTAGTATATGTACCTTGCAGCATGGCAAGCTTCATCTTCTCGTACAGCTTGCCATCCTCATTGTAGAGCATAGATGAGAATTTATCAATCACAGAAAAATAGTACTTAGCGAAGAAAGCAAATAGCTTCTGCTGGTGTGAACCCTTTTGTAAGCCTCCTAACTCTTCCATCTTCGCAAGCATACGACGCATCATCTGCGCACGTTCCTCGGGGTATGCCTGTTCCATCAAGTTCCATAGTACAGATTTCTCTCCGTTCCAAACAGGTGTACCGTCCTCGTATGTATCGTGATATTCCACCGAGTAGGGTTTCTTCATCAATCCTTGGTTGATGACTGTGAAGATAGTATCGAGGTCATCCTGACGAAATTTCCATTTACTTTTTGCCATATCTATTCTGCATTGAAATTATAAGGATAAATGTTTTTTGCGCAGTTATCGGTCGCTGCCACCGCTTCAACATATAGTTGATGATAAAGAAGGTCCATGATGTCCCAGTATTGTGACTGCTCGGCACGGAACTTCTGAATGCGTGCTGACTTGAATAACTCATTGAGCTTAGCGACATCATTAACTGAGTTGAATATCGTCTCAGTCAATCCGTACTTATCTCCGACCAACTGCTGACGAAGATTAACAACCGACACACCACTATCGAGAGTTGAAGGGCAGAACCGCTTATACAAGCTATCGTAATAGTATAGGTTGTATTGATTAGGGTCGCCTTCCTTCGCAATCCAATACTCAATGTGTGTTGAATGTGGGTCAGCGTTTAACTCGTCAAGCGTTCCATTAAAAGGCTCGATAAACGTATTGCACGAATATACAATATTGTAAGCCGTGATATACGACTCTACGAGTTGCTCTGCTCGCTGACGGGTCTCATTATCTGCTGTAGTCTTATCGTCAGCAGGGAGGTCAGCGTAGTCTAAGTCCCAACAATTCTCCCAAGATAGTTCAGAGACTTGGTACTGATACGCTTCCTCCTCCGCATTGTAGCGGATGCGCCTTTTGTCCCAAGGCACTTGATACAAAGTAAGGCGTGGAGAGTTATCAGAACCCTCTATAGATAGGAGGTCAGGGAATAAGTCCTTATCATATCCGAAGGTGGCTGCGTCTCCCTTATCAGGCCCTACTGTAAAGAGACCGACGAACTTGTAGGTAACAGTACCGTCTTCTGCCGTCTGTTTTTCAAATCCAACGAATGTCTCTTGGTAAATAGACACACGTGCTTCGCTATCCTGCTCGATACCCTCGTTAGTTAATCCTACCGCCTTCCATAGGTCGGTATATGAGTTTACAGAACCTAACTTGTGATATTGCATAGAAGAAGCGATGTTCTTCTTCGCTGTCAGCTTAGAGATTTTAGGCAGGTTCTTGAATAACTCGAATTTCTTCTGTGCCGTCTGTCCATCCTCATATACGATAGTAGTGTCTTTGGCCACCTTTGCTTTCCAGTTCCATAGGTAGTAGAGCATAGATGATGTTCCCTGACCTTGTAGTTGAAGATTGGTAATCGTCAAGCGGTTAAGATTGGTATTGCCGTCTTTCGGATATATCTCCAGCGTACCTTTAGGACGATATGATTTACCGTATTCATAAGCCGGCAATGGCTTGTCAAAGGTAAACACGTTTACTTTTCCACGCACCTTATCAAAGTCGACTGTGGTACCGAGGGTATCGTATATGTCATTGTCTAACTTTTCAGCACTCTTCTCACCTACAGTAGCAAGTGCATTGATATAATCCTGATGCACGTTGGCTGCGTCCATCGCACTATCATAGATGCGGATAGAATAGAGGTCAACATCTGCTTTATCAGAACCTATGACGATGCCACCGCCTGAACCTATCTGCATAGAGTCGGTAAGCAAGTAGGCGAACTTACGAGCTTCGATACCGTCAATATAGAGGTAGACGAGGTTAAGGTAATAGGTGTTTCCATTCAGTACGTAAGTGTACTTTTTCGGACTAATCACGAGTGCAAGACGAATACGCACACCATCATCTGTATTCATCGCCTGCACATCAGGATTACGCTCGCTGCGAGTTGCGAACATAATAGAAGACGGTTTAACCTTCAATCCGATATAACCCTTCTGATAAGGCATAGCAATAGAGATACACTCCGCATCGTAATCAGAAGTGTTATTAATCTGATAGTCTATCTCAATGGTCTTACCACTCTGTGCCGCTTCCTTGGCGAATGGTTTGTAATCAATAGTCAATCGTGAACCTGCGAGCAAGCGCAATGTGCGTGCGCCTTCATCGTCTGTCACCCATCCGTCACGTGAGAAGGCAACGTTCTGCCACTCAGCACCGATATGCTCGGTATTGATGAGATTACGAAGGACATTGCGGTCGGTATCGGTGTTATTTCTGTTCTTAGCATTGAAATAGAACACCGCTCCAGCTGTTGCAGAGTAACCCTGCGAGTTATCCACTGGGAAAGGAATAGCGTCACGCAAGCGCACCTCATCTGTTGGGTGAGTTCTGAAACCGATTAACGCAGTAAAGTCTGAGTTATCAATCGTCTCAACCTCAAGCGAAAGGGTGTATTGCATCTTGGTTTGTGTCAGCGTATTCTCTGATACATTCTCTTGCAGCACCTCGTTATCCTTCTTCATCAAGATTGAGAGTGGTGTCGTTACCGCCTTGCCGTCATACACAGCGTATTCCAACACCTTATTTTCGTACCAGTTAAGCAGCTTCTCTGCCTTATTATTCACAACGACCATCTTCACAGCCTCGTTATTAGCCACCGCCATAAAGTCGTAACCTACTGGTGTGGTTTGCACGGTGTTGTCCTCATTCGATAGCCAAGCAGAGAGATGGAAGATACCAGTCTTATTCGTGAATGGCACGGTGTAAGCGACAGGCGAAGATGTGTAAGTCGCAGTACCGAACTGACGCTCATACGTCTGTTCGTATCCTTCACCTGTTCTCTTCACATGAAGAGTCTTCGAGATATTACCACTGATATAGCATGGCAGCACAATGTCGCCTTGATAAGCCTTCCACCAGTTGAACTCGGATATAGAGAGGAAGAGCGCAGACAGCGTGATAGAATAGACTAAGGCTGGGGAGGTTTGTCCAGTAACCTCACCTGTAATCTTCACCATGATGTTATTTTGTCCGCTCTCAAGGAACTTAAATACATCAACAGTGGTAATCGTATTAGACTGACATCTACCACGAGCCTTACTAACGAACGTTCCATCGCCAGCCTTAGCGAAGATTTCATACGTTCCCCACTCACCGCTATCAACATAATCCGCCTGTCCGACATCCTTAGTGCGAGACACGAACATAAATCGAATAGCACACTCGCCTGCTGACTTAGATGCCGATAGCGTTGTAGATGGCGACTGATTGACTGCTCTCAAGTAATAGAGGATGGTCTGTTGCTGACCTCCACCTCCTTGCCCAATATTAAGTTCAGACAGCTTCATAGGGACCCATTCATCACCATTCCATACGAGAACGCATGTCTCGGATGTGAGTTCGTCTGTTTCGCTATTCACGTTTGAAAGCTGTCCGAGAGTAGGGCGGTTCTTTGCAATCGTCTTCTTCACACGTTCCTCCTCAGAGTTCTGTGCATCGATTAACTCGTTGACCTTCTCGGGCAACTTGTTAAACTCGTCAGCGGTCAGTCGTCCGCCTGTCTGTTTATGTTCTAAGTAGAGTTTTTCTATCGCCATAATTATGATAGCTTGAATGGGAATGTATAAGTAAAACCGTTGTTGCCTTCTATATCGACACCGTGCGCAAGAGATAGAGCGTGACAAATGATGTCTTGAAGGAGTTTGGGATGAGAGCTCGTAAAATCCTCACCCGTATTATCTTCAATGCCACGGATAGAAGCTTGTGCGAAACGGTTATCTTTCGTACGGCTCTCTGTGAGATGTAGCTTGATGTACTTCATTATAGAATTTCTTGCAAGTTATTCAAGAATTTGCAAGGATTGACACATTAAAGTTTCCTATATTTCTTCAGCAGCCAAACAACGATATAGCCAATGATTGCAAGCAGAAAGGTTGACATTGCGCCTATTGCCCATCCGCCAACGTCCATCTTTAGCTTCTCCCATCTGCTTAACTCTCGCTCAACGACCTTAGGAGCCTCGATGTGTTCCATCATAGTTGCACGCAAGCTATCATTGCTCGCCTTATACCTATCAATCAATCTTTGAAGCGTCAGATTGTCCTGAGTAGCATGCCATCTATCACGATAGCGGACAATCAACCGTTCCTTGATGTTGCCTTGCTCATCCTTGACAATAACTACACTGTCATGAATAGCAACGCTGTCACGGACGGTTATCACTTGCCGAGTGATAAGGCTATCCTTGATGTGTACGCTGTCTTTCCTCGACATGTAGATAGTATCAGTGCGAATAGACTGCACAGGTACATACACTCTATGCGAGCAGCTTGTGAAGCAGAGTGACGTAAGAGCAAGTAATCCAATGATGATTAACATCGCATACACGTAATACTTAATATCCTTATCTTCCATACCCTTATACCTTTAATGTGAAACACTGTCTGCGCTGCTTTCCATCCGCACGCTTATAGCCTACATGCACCCAGCGAGAGGATTTAGAGCTTTCGATTATGATTTGGTCATAAGCATACCCCATCCGAGAGAACTCTGTTGCAAAGAAGCGTTCAAACTCATCCTGCTTACCATTGACAGGTTGCAGGTCGGAAGCATAACCCATGACATGAGCAGAGTTCTTTACTCCGCCTACTGCCTTGTTCAGTTCTGGTGAGCGATAACCGCTTGTGATGCGGATAGCAGGAGTACCGAGGTCGTGACGCTCGCAATACTCCGCCCACTCCGCACGGATACACTCTAAGAGCGTAATCGTCTCTGTCAGATGAACCCTCACAATAGAAGGAGGGTTATTGTTTATCTTGAGTTGTTCAGCGGTGCTGGATTGTACCAGCTCCGCTATTGAGAAATTTGCCATAACTAATCAAACTTTGGTTTATCATCATCTACATCAACGTGCGAACTCTTAAGATACTCGCTAAGAAACGGCACTTTGTCGATTGCTTTCAGTGTCAGAACGTAATAAACAAAGCCGGCTACTTTCCACATTGTAGTATTCTCGATAAGCATCATCCGCCAGTTACGAACGATATTCGTAGAGTAAAACCAAATGGCCACACCGCACAATGCTTTAACAACTCCGAGCGTCTCATCGCCAGCATGAAGAAAATAACCTGTAACGAAGATTGAAGCCGTCATGACAAAGAATAACGCACAATGGTAAAAGAAGACCATAGACTTTCTTAACTCCCACTTCTCACCATGCTTAAGCCCTGCAACTAATCCAAAGATATAGTTGACACCGAACACAATCAACATAGCATACATAAAGTCCCGTATAGGAAAGAATAAGCTCAGCATCCCACTGATGATTGAACACATCACGTACTTAAATTGTTCTAAGTAGTTCATAATAAGCAAAGTATTACTCCAACAACTGCACCCACCAGACCAGCAGCTACGTCCTTCAAGTCGAACTGCTCATCTCGGAGGTAATAATCAACACACTCCTTCGCTACCATCAGTAGCAAGACACCCGTAATTGCAGGGAATGCCCACGCTTCAACGTTTGCCAACAGCCTACCAAGCACGAATGCTACGATAAGACCTGCAATGAGGTGTAAGAACTTGTCGCTACCAATAGCAGCGACCTTCTCGAAAATCCTGTAAATACAATCTAATGCTTTTTTCATCTTCTTTTTATATTAGTTAAACTCTATCCTTATATTGGTCAAATGGATAATTCTGCAAGAGAGACTCTGTAACACTTATAGGCTTACCGTCAGGGTCACAGAAGGAGGCTCTACTGTTTGTGACAGAGAACCAAACATGCCCCATATTACTTAATCGTCCATTCTCTGCCTTGGAAATAGCTACACCAAACACACGTATCTTAGGTTTGTTCTGATTTTCTTCATCAACGATAGATTCATTCCCTCTTTCTAAGTATTGACCTTGTTCGTTCTCTGCGGTATACCATCCATCAGGAATAGGGTATCCGACATCCTCAGAGTCGAACGTCTTACCATCATTATCACCGTCGTCACCCAGCTTACCTGTAGCGTAGTGACGGGCAGCGTGGTAATCATGCCACACCTTGCCCTTAACAGTCTTAGGATAAACAGCTGATAGACCTTTGTCAGTCACATTGACAAGAGACCGCTTAGTCCAATAGGCAGCTTGATAAGCAGAGACAAGTTCCTTCAGGCCAGTATAACCCAAGTCATATTTAGCATTACCCTCGTTGTCGAAGAAAATCAGATGAGGGGAACCGTCCTTATCCACTGTCATGCTGATACCCTTCTTGTTATCCTTTGTCAGCACATCGAATGTACCCTCATACATATCAATATGTAGTCCATCGCTGCTCGGTGATGTACGGATACTTTTCGCCTCGATTAAGTCAGCATTAACCTTTCCATCCGATGTCATTAAAGCCACCTTTCCTGCTGGTGTTTGCACCTTGAAGTTCTCTGCTGTGACAGTGAAACTCTTCTTTTCTCCATCGAGTTCAAAGCCTACCTCGATAAGTCCATTCTTAAGGTTGGTAACGGTTGCTGTAATCTTATCAGCGGTTGTTTTCATCTCCGCCTTAAACTTATTGGATGTAAATTCCTGTGCTGCCTGCCAATCCTCAATACTGAACTCTTCGCCTGCTGCTTTCGGACGAACACAGACGAGCAAGTCGTTGTGGTAATTATCGCCAAACGTAGCATTACTCCATTGGTCGCCCTTATCATACGGAGGAGCCGGCTGATCATGTACGAACATCCTACGCTTACCATCTGCCGTATCTTGTGCGTGCTTAGCAGCTTCAAGCGATTTCAACACATCAGCGTCCGTTATCTCATGCCAAGAGAAAGAGCCATCAGGGTTTTTCTCGAAAGAATAAGCACGTCCTCCACCAGTCTCAACGTATGAGCGATTGTAATATATGTCATGCTCATGCAATTCCTTAGTAGTATCGTCCGTCCACTCGTTAGCAGGTTCAGTGGTGAGCGTTGGTACCACGTCACCAAACCAAATCACAAGCTGTTTATCTGATTGCTGCTGAACAGCATTGATACGTCCTTGCATCGTCTCCAAGAAATCTTGCAGGCGGATATACTTACCACGATTAGCAGGGTTCTCAACCCTTATCTCGAATTTCTGCTTATCAAAAAGGAAGATAGGGTCAGGAAGGGTAAACGAATTGATACCCTTTATAATTTTAAAGTACGGTGAATTCTCTCCTGCTGCTGATTGTATGATAGCACTCTGACGGTCTGGATCCGTTAGATGGCCCAGCTGCACAACCTCGTCACCCACTTGTGGAACATCACTACCACTTGCGTAGTCCTCTGCTTTTGTGTTATCTGCAATATCTACATAATCTGTACCGACAGCGGTAACATGCCTATGCCAGTAGTGATTAGACAACTGACCGCCTGCATCTATCAAGTTGAATGTCTCGCACAGTGCCAGGTCATCCACTCTCATAGAGTTATATATTCTACGTCCGTCAGCATCTTCTTGACGGAAGTAACATCTCCAAGCACCGGCTATTCTGTCAATCTTAGATATGACAAATCCGCCGGCTGAATTTACGACCTTACCCTTGATTTGAGAGGTCTTCATTATCTCAACCTCCTCTGCTGTGAGTTTGCGATGAACGTTCAAGTATTCAGCATCAATATGCCAGGATCCTTGTTCATCCTTATAGATAGATATGCCAGACTCTCCACGGACCGACTTACCGAAGGTGATACCCTTCATGAATGTAGTCAGAGCGTTAACGATGGTGTCCTGGTCTGTTCGCACAATTTTCTCCCAATCGACACTCTTAGGGTCGAGCGAACGAGCAGACTTAGCTTCATCTGCAAGGCCAGCTTGTATCTTCTGCGCATCCAAGGTAAGATAACTCCCTATGCGGTCGAGCGCACGCAGTACTGACATATTGTCATGATGATGTCCAAACGCTCCATCACCCTTGTAAGCGGTAGTCACCTCACGAGAGAACCATTCGAGGATAGCTTCAGCTGTGGTGATGTTCCACTTGTCAGAGTAAGGACTCTGGACAGGGAATAAAGCCCCACTGCTCAGCGGTAGTCGCTCAAGCTCAACTAAGCGTGGGGCGATGGTAAAAGACCCAACATCAGGAATCTTGATATCCAACATTGCAGGCGTAGCGTCCTCTGACCTGGTAATATTCAGGTAGGGACGTGCATCTGCATATCGATAGGTAAATGTATAAGATGAAGGGAGGTCTTTTGTCTGCCAGCTTACGTCGCTCTCTGTCACTACAATGCGACGTACATAGTTGCCTGTGTAGAGGAACTTACCCAAGGAAGGGAAGAAGTCGAGCAACCACTTGCGCTCCCCCTTAGAGAGGAAGCCAGTATTCTTCTTGTATTCTCTGACTGTGTCAACACGATACTCTTCTGAGTCGTTCTCAATCTCAGCTACATTGTGCGTGTGTTTCGCTGTATTCTCTGTATTTCCATACGCACGGAAGGTGTCGAGACCACCGAGTGAGTTCTCAAAGAGTACCCACTGCTCTTCTTCGCTACGGATGTCTGAAGCATAGTATCGCTGAATGTAGGTGAGACGAGTACCAGCAGGGTCTTCCACCCATACGTCATAGTAGCTTGGCATCTTGCCTAACTTACCAGCGATGACCCCATATTGCATTGGCATCGTCCACACCTTTCCATGAGAGAGGTTGCCAAGTTCGATGTCAGACTGAACATAACTACCGTTCTCTTCTACGTAAGCACGACACTTAGCAACACAGTCCTCGACTGCGTAGTAACTAAGGAACTCTGGCGTGTAATAGGTGACAGGCTTGACGGTAGGTTGCCACGTCAAGAAGTTACGTTTCAACCAACTTGAAGCGGTATCAGCGAAATTGTCGATACCAGCACGCAGTACCGTGAATTGCCATGACTCTTGTGCAGCTGTCTTGTCTTCGATGAGATTAACTAAGAACTCACGAGCAATATTTGGTTGACGATAAATTGTAGTCGACTCCTGAAGTTGAAAAGAAAGCAGCGGAGTGATGATGTTCTCCAAGTCAATCTCTATGCGCTTTGCTTTATTCGGCGTATAAATGTGCTGCACGATGATTTCAGTCGTGTCTGCGTACTTGAGAACGAACGTAACCTCTTGCGAGCTTGATATAATGAAGTGATTCATCGAGCCTGTCAGACTTAGAGAATCAGGTTTAAGAAGAATATCCATGTGCGAAATTATTTACCACAAAATTACGATATAAAGGAGGATTGATAAAGGACAACAGAAGCAGACAACAAAAGCATAGCTTTCGAGCATCCAAAGCTATGCTTTTGATCGTCCAAAGCTATGCTTTCGATCATCGAAAGCTATGCTTTCTACAGAGGCACGCACTCCAACCACACCTCTGTACGAGTGTATTCGTAGCGTCCATGACGGAACCAGCCTCCTTTCTTCGTAATCCTCTCCGTGTAAGATCGCTGTTTTCCATATTGCTTTCCAACGTAGTCGGCAGAAGGGAGAGGAGGATAAATGGTGACGAAGGTCTTGTTGCGCTCGTCATTCGCAGCGCTGTATTCGTCCCAGCTAACAGAGGTCTGTGTTTCCTTGCCCACCCACTTATATTTAACATCCATCGCTTTGAGTTGCTCATTGATAGTAGGAGCTGAGATTGCAGGCTGCATCAGAGAGACAGTATAGAGCTCAGATTCTACAGGCTCGTTCTTTCCTCCCAGCGTGAACTTGAGTTTATTGAACAAAAATGGAACTCCACGGATGACAACCTTCTCGTAAGAGGGGAGGTTCTGCTTCTGTGATTGAGAGAGCAGTAGCTTCACCTTCATGTCGTGAAGCGAATTGCGCAGCAGCAGGTCGTATTCTCGGTAGAACTTTTCAAAGATGCCTTGTGGACCATTATAATGCAAGGCGTAATCGAAGATACGAGGATGAGAAGGTGCATTCACATCGTAAGCTGATATAGTACCTTCAGGTCGACCGTCAGAGAGGTAGGTAAAAGCGAGGATAGCCTTCTGTTTCTCAGCCTTCTCCGAGGTGTGTTCCTTGGGTTCTGTTGCAACCACCATCTTAGAGTTGAGTGTCTGATATTCTCCTACGTAGAGGAACTTACCCATGTCGTAGTTGAAGTCTTCCTCTTCAACGGTATCCTTATAGCTAAGGGTTCTGAACTCTGGAATAAGTTCTGGGACTTTAATCTCCTTTGCTTCAAGTGTCTCACCTGTGTTATAGTTCTGCGATGCTTCAGCGACCTTCACCGTCACTTGGAAGTCGCCAGACCATCCTGTCTTATAGATAGCCCCATCGACAGGGTCGAAGTAAGCGTTCGGATTCGCCTTGACTAAACTGTCTAAGTCGTCGTATGAGTCAGAGATTTCAGAATCGACCTTATCTGAAGCAGCGAGTGTAACACGCTTGTAGTCGTTCTCCGACTTATAAGAGAGTGTGGGTTCTTGTGTCACGCAATACGTAAGGTCTACCTTAGGAGTGTCGTTAAGTGTGTCACGCAGGAAGATGATGTCTGCTGTTCGCTTCCCTTCATCAGAGGTGAACTCACAGCAGAATTTCTTACGAAAAACAGAGATAAAATCAGCACAAGTAATGTCAGGAACAAGGTCAGCAACCTTTATCTTTCCATTCACCAGTACGTCCATCACCTTGTTTATGACTACCATCTTATTGAAGGGTTCTGTCTGTGTGAAGAAATTCTCTTGTAGTTCATATCCGAAGAAAGCGAAGACACGCTTGAGCAGGTAATTAGCACGGATGAAGGGTGACATATAATATCCTGGTGCGAGCGTGATAGGTATCTCGTTGACATACTCAATGCGCTGCACCGCATTGTAGAAATCGCAGCCTTCTCCGCTTAAGTCAGGATGAAAACCTATTACTGAAGGTAGTTCAGGCATCCACTCGTAAGGCCTGGTGTATTTCAAAACTTTATCTTTCCCAAAAGCATTCATGAACTTGTAGTTCGCACCATTCTTTCTCCCTGAGTCGTCAGTGAAGAGGATAGGGAAGATTCCGTAATGCTCGTTAGAGTTGTTGCGTAGATTGCGACAAAAGTTAATCCCTTCCTCTACAGTGTTTACACCAGGAATGAACTCACCCTTGAAGATGTCCTTGAGCTTCACCTTCTGTATTCTCGAATAGAAAGACCCATCATTAATGTAGAAGGAGGTAGAGATACTACCCTTGTATTGAGCAGACAGTACCACCTGCCTACATTGAGCGAAGTATTCACCATCTTGTATCGCTACATCGGTAGCGGTCATCTTCACCCTACGTCCGAAGGAGTCGGGGAAACCAAGTATCCTGCGGTTACGCTCAGATGCTGGGAGCTCGAGCGGTGTTGTCTGCTCTCCATACTCATTGAAGAAAGGGTTAGTTCTCTCTACTTGTATCTGTGTATCGGGCTTAAGGTTGTAGGCCTCGCCCTTCTCTAAGTTCGTTATCTTCATATATATAAGGTGTTGTTTTTATTTGCTTCCAAATCTCCGAGCTTTGTCTTGCAGCTGCTGTTTCTGCTCGATCTCATTAAGAGAAACTGATGCAGGAATGCCGTCAACAGACAATCGGTCGAGTACGTCCGTCAATCTTTCGATGAGCGTATCCTTGTAAGAGTCTTTCGCTACGCCTCGCACGTCATTAACTGTTGGTGCGACGTATCCACCAGAGGCACGACCTTGTGCCTGCTGAATGAGAAACTTATTCATGTCGAGTGTGCGAATGGTTCCTGCACGCTGTGCACGATCGATGATGTCAATGAATGGAGCTATCGTAGGGTTCTCAACGGCAGCGTTCGAAGCGACCCACTCCTTACTATGTCCGTATCCGCCCTCTCCTACGATGACAGTAGGTTTATCGATGAATCCACGTTTGTCAGGGTCGTAATCGGCATGGAACATCTTTCCATCCTGCTTGCGCTCTACGTCGATACTACCTCCTGACTCAAGACCAGTGGCAACACGTGCACCTGAAGCAGAAGCAGAACCACCTGCTCCGCTTAGCGTCATTCGCTTCACCTTATTGCGCTCAGCAAGAGCTGCTGCAAGCTGTGCTGCGCCCGTGATACCCATCAAGGCAGCAGCAGGAATACCAGCAGGGAAACCCAACTCGGAGAATGTCTTAGCGATTGCAGAAGCAGTGGATGCGATGATTTGCGCTGCTTGAATAGCGAAATTTACGTCCGCATATTTCTTCTGTATCTTCAGCTTTTCATTTGCCTTCTTCTTCTCAAGCTCCGTAGTGTCTTTACCAGCGTTCTTCGCAGCTTCTATCTCAGCGTCATACTTGGCATCAACGTTCGCAATCTCTGCTTGCTGCAAGGCCTGCGCTGCTCCACTGGTAAGATTAGAATAGTAGTCGAATGCTTCCTTCATCTTGGCGATCTTCATATTCTTCACCGCCTCTTCATACTCTTCTTCAGATATCTCTTTATTTTGAAGGTGCATCTTCAACTGTTCCATTTCAGCGTTGTATAACTCCTGCTGGGAAACGAGTCCATACTGCTGACGTATCTGAAGGCGGTGCTCTTCTGCCTGCTGGTCAAGAAGCGTAAGAGCCTGTTGACGCTCCTGTTCATTAAGCAGGGTGTCATTCTCTATCTTCTTGCGACGTGCGGCATACTGGTCCTCGAAAGTGTCAAGTCCATATTCCTGTCGAGCCTGTGCCTTCTGCTCTTCAGCTTTCTTCGCATAATCAACGATGATTGCAGCTTTAGCAGCTTCATAAGCATCTGTAACCTGCTTCTCACGCTCTCCATTATCCTTTGCTCGCTGTAAGGCTGCCTTATAATATCCATCCAAGAGGAGCAGCTTCGCATCACATTCTTGCTGAAGGGTCTGTGGTTTAGAGGGAGCTGCCTGTTGTATCTGATCCAAGGACTCATAGTACTCTTTCTCTGCCTCGATATAGGCTGCATTCGCTGCCTGCTGCTGGTCAGCGACAGCCTTAGTTTGCCCTTCGTGTAAGGCCTTCTTCTTCGCAGCGTCCTTGAAGACCATATTCTCAGAGCGTTGCAAGTACGCTTTCTCGATGTCGAGTAATTTGTTCTGATGCTGAATATTGAGAGCAGCCACGTATGCACTATACTGCTCTTGTGTAAGGGTCTTCTTCGCAAGTGCATCCTTCAATGCATTCAGACTCTTATCATAGCTTCGCTTCTCTGCGTCGAGGTCTTGCGCACGGTCATGAGCAAACAACTTGCCTGCTACGTCATCAGGGTCTGTGGTCTTTGTCTTCTTTGTCTTCTTTTCCTTTTTCTTCTTCACCTTGGGGTCTTTCACTCCATTCTCGATGGTGTTGTGGCCACCGCTTAATCCGCCTTGAGAGGAAGAGTGACCCTTAGTGTCTGGGGAAACATCAACAGAGAGATGGGCAACCTTCTTGTTGCTACCTGTGTTCTTGATAGCATCGATGAAGTTGTCGCGAACATTCATCGCCATCTTCTTAGCGTCCTGTCCTATCTCAGTCCAGGTATCCTTATAAGCGTCCCACAGTCCCTTGATACCTGTCGTAATCTTATCAACGTCGAATGAGAAGGCTCCTTCAATTACTTTCGACCATGCCTTTGCCATTCGACCCATGCCTTTAAATCCATCAATGACGAGGTTAACACCGAACTTGAACACCTCCCAGGCACTCTTGAAGTTGTTCTTAATGTGTTCGATACCAGCACGGAACACCTTGGATTCGTTGTAGAGGTCGATGAAGTAGTTAATGATTTTGACAGTATAATCGATAATCTTCGATAGAGCCTTTACTCCGAAGATCTTAGCTTTCATCGTAATCTCGTCAAAGCCATTCTCACCCAGACCGAAGAACTTAGACATCTTCTCATTAAGTTCTGCTTGCGCTTCCACCTGCTCACGCTGTAACTCTCCATACTCTCCTGTGACACCCTTCAGTTCCTCCATGTTAGTAGACATATCAGCTAAGGTCTTCACGAGTTTCATACCCTCGTTGCTTGCGGTCTTTCCAAAGACAGATTTCATGACTTCACCCACCTGCATAGAGTTTTCAGGCAGCTCCTTAATCTTACCTGAAATCATCTTAATAGCCTCTAAGATACTGGTCTTTCCTGATATAAGGTCAGCTTCAAGTTGTTTGCTTGAGATACCGATTGAGTTCAGTGCGCTCTGTGTCGCTGAGGACATCGTGCGAATACGGTTCGTGGCGGTCTGTATCAAACCCATACCTGCCTCATTGAAGATACCTGAGCGGGTCTGCGTGATACTTGCGACGAGGTCCTTCACAGATGCACCAGCGTCACTGAAGGCAGGTCCGTACTGCTGAATCTGACTAAGGAATGTACCGTTAAGGTCGGCTCCAGCTTGTAGTCCATCCTTGATGACATTGATAGCCTCTGCTGTAGAGATACCATATTGATTGGTTAGAGACTCTACAGTACCGAGTACCTCCTTATAGTCTTTACCGAACTGTTCAGCGAGAGCAGATATCTGACTCTGTGTGTGGACGAGTTCGTCGCCCTGTATATTGAAAAACTCACGGGTCAGTCGTTGAGCTTCTTCAATCTCCATGTTGTAATTATAGAACCACTTAGCCCCTTCTATAGCTGCTGAGATGGAAGCTACAGCAGCTGTTGCAACGCCCACGAGCTTTGTCCAACCACCAGAGATAGATGAGAACATGCCCTCGAACTTACCCATGATGCCTGTAGACTCTTTACCCATTGACTCGCCCAATCCAGAGGCATCACGCTTCAGCTCCGAGATACGTCCATTGACTGTACGAAGCTCTGACGCTAATCGCTCGTACTCCTGTGGATTAGTTGCCTTCGATGTGTCATTGAGAGCTTTCTGAAGATCCTTGGCATGCTTCTTGAGCTGTGACATCGTCATAGCGTTGACATCCATTGCAGAGCGAAGCTCACCCAGCTTCTTATTATTATCAGCTATCAGTTTACTATAGCTTCTTACCTCTTTTTGTAAGTTTTTGTACTCAGCGGTCTCCTTCTTACCTGCTGCCTCGAGGTCGAGCATTCGATTCTGTCGAGCCTTCATTTCCTTACTAAGGTCTTGCGTAGCACGCTCAAGCTCACGCAGTTCCTGCTGTGCCTTGTCTGTTTTTGCGTCAATGACCAAAGATATATGGTCTTCTTTGATTTTGCTCATATCTTATTGATTATCTGTGAGTAATCTGTGCTGTGAAAGTGCTTCTTCCATTTTTTGCCTCCAAGCCTCACGAACCTCATCCGTAAAGCCTGCTTGGATGTCAGGGAATGTTTCGTTATAAAGAACTCCCCAGACAACTCTGTTATAGATAGCATACTTAGCACGCTGCTTCTTCGCTCGCTTAGAGCTCATGCCAGCGTAGTTCAAGCGATATTGCATATCGAGGAAGCGAATGTAAGAGAGAACATTGATATATACGGAGAACTCTCCATTCGATTCTTTCGGTGTGAACGCACGACGAGAAAGGAAATTACGAAGCGTACCAGTACGCTCCTTGAAGTAGCGATTAGCTACCTCCTCCTGTGTCTGATAGATGATGCCTATGTCACGACGGAGGATATCCGAGATAAACTCATCCTTAACGAATTGATCTGTTACCATGTTACAAAGATAGCACGAGCAATGGGAAGGGAAAAGGACAAAAAAAGCGAGAGCAGCACGTCTCACGACGTACTGCCCTCAAAAACCATAACTTAAAATATAACTATAACTATAAAGACTTATATTTCACGGAACATCCATTTGAATTCCAATCCTTGCGCACCAGGTCGGTTGCAAAACTGAAATCCTGCGTCACGAAGCGCAGAGAAAACTTGCTCTACGCTTATCTTAGCGGAGGGGTCTATATTTTTAATTGCGTCTACCACCTCTGGTGTAGAGAAGAAATGAGTTGTCTCTGCCGGTGTTGACGCTGGACGATATGTCGCTGATAAAGCAGCTATGTATATACTGATGTCAGTAACAGGCTGCTCTTCTTGTTCTTTTTCTTGTTTCATTGTCGTTAAGATTTGTCAGCTTCCCCGTGTGGGTCCACTGAGGTGAGAAATGAGTTGAGATCCCTACGCAGTGAGCGTAGGGTGTCGAGGAATGTGAGTGCGGTTTCAGGCTTTATATTGCCTGCGTCTCTCCATTGGTCAATAAGAAAACCCTCGATGGCTTCCAAGCGTTCAGTGCGCTCAGAGATATAGCCAGGGTCGAGCATAGCTCGAAGGGTCTCAGCTGTTTGTTCGTCGAGATTAACGATTGACGCTTTCATTTTGTATTTCATTTGAAATCAATTATTTTCTTTACTTCTGACAGAGTTTTATAAGAACTCTTAAGATTATTCACTCGCTCTTCCCATCTATCCATAGCTGTTTGTTGACGAGAAGAAGCTTCGCCTGCCTCATGAACACCTCTATAATAGTCGAGATAAGATGTCGCCTTCGTGAGTTGACGCTTAACATTATCTCTTAATGACTTTAGCAAGCCTGGTGTTGAACAGAAGTCATCTAACGGTATGAATAAGCCTTTTTCAGCATGGTAATCATAAACAGCTGGGTCGGTTATGATCTTCATTTCGCACCCCCCTTTCTGAACACTACTTTTAATATGATCAGGCAAAGAGTAATATTCGTCGCCATCGTCTGGTACTGGCTGAATAGCACTTTGAGAAGAATCGAAGCCAAACATCCCATATACTGGTGTGAAATAGAGGCGCAATATATACTTCCTCATAGTGTTGTTTCTATGAACATAAATAAATCCGAGAGGACCTTCGCTAACTTTGAAAAGGAATCTTTCTTCAGCCTTTGGTATAGCACAAAATTTTTCCTCCAATTCTTCAACAACCTTATTGAATGCTTTTTTGTCCGCTACAAGAACTCCTTGGTATTTCTTCATACAGTCAGCAAGCGGTGCAAGCTCTTTTGGGATTGAAAAATCTATAAGACAACAATCAAATAATATCATTTCTCACCCCCTTTCTCAGCCACTTCATCAAGACTCTTACAGAGGTTCTCGCTGAAACCTTCCAAAGAAAGCACCTCTTTATATTGAAGACGTATAACGCCTTCTGTGAGTTTGTGAGTAGTACTGATATAGATACAGCCTTTATCAACTTCGAGTTTATATCTTCCCTTCGCCTTTGGAATGGAATTCAGTTCTGATTTAAGTTCTGCAACAAACTTCTTTAGTGTCGGTTCATCTGCCATAAGGACTTTGTAACGTCGTTCCATACACACGGCAACAGGCTCAAGGTACTTCGGGGTAGAATATGCCTTGAAATAGTAGTCAAAGAATATCATACCTTGCCTCCTTTCTGTTTATTTTCAGATTTATTCATGCGATAAACTAAGTAGCCTGCGCAGATAGTTGCGATGACTGATGTAACAGGCTGCTGCTCGATAGCTATCGCTGCTAAGCCAACGCACAAAGTTACGAGGTTAACTCGAATCACCAAACGACGGGTAACTGAGAACTCGCAGATACGACTGTAGAACTCGCTTTTTGAGTCGAGCCAAAGATTAAGAGACTTGAGTTTGCGCTGTATCGTAGCACGTACGTCGATAGGCTGCTGCTTTGCAGAACTCTCGAATTCGATTACTTGTTGCATGTTGCACATTGTTTGACTGTTGCCTGAATCCGTCAGGTGCGGAAACAGAAAAAGCGGATGCTCTTCCTGTCGTCAAACAATGTGTCTTACACCAACAAGGGCAAATTCACTGGAAGGCATCCGCCATATCTTCATTGCAGAAGGCTGCAAGTATGGGCATAAAAATAAGCCCATCGAAATTTAATAAGTTCGGGGCTTGAAATTTCTTCTCGCCCTTATTTGTGTATTACTACACATTGTTTGACAGTTGCAAAGATAAGAAGTCTTTTTGTAACTGCCAAATAAAAACGCAAATATTTTTTGCGCCACGCAAAATTATTCTATTATAATGGGTCTCTCATCGGGTAAATCATCGTGAGGTATTTGATATTCGTCAAACACCCTTAACAGCTGGTCCTCGTTATACACTTGGATATCATAGCCTTGCCCTTTAAGGTCTTTAATTAAGTCTTTCTTTTTTGGACCAGCAGCATAACCCATAATGACAATGTTAGTCTTCTTACTGATAGAAGTGTTCATGTCAGCTCCATACTGCTTCAGGAGTTTTCCCAGTTCATCACGCTTCGGGAAGGTAACAAACTGTCCCGTGATTACAATCTTCTGACCGAAGAATGGTGTGTTTGGATTTTCCACTTCTTCAGCGCTGAGAGGCTTCAATGTTTCAGAGTCAAGATGATTATTTTCTCTCACCTCGAGAGAGGGTCTTCTAACCTTTCTCATAGACATATTGATTTCTGCCTTCATTCTCTCACGGATACAGAAATTGATAAATGTGTTGATGTTTTCTTTCTGAGAGAGATAACCTATAAGATCGCTCTCTACAATTAGTTGATGTTCCATAATACAATAGTTTTTAGTTTCTTATTCGAAACAAGGGTACAAAAAGATATAGAATTGTAACAAAAAGCAAATAAAAAGGATTCGACGTCTCAACGTCAGAAGGCTTCATGAGGAGTGAGTTTGATTAATTGGTATATACAAGACGACAGACGGACAATCCAATCCAGAAATTATATAATCAACATACACTACATTGGAATTAGTTTCGTCCATGTAAGCTAATATCTCTGAACATAGGCGTCTTGGAACGTATCCTAAGTGGACATGATCGCCAGAGTACACCCTGATTGCATTAGGGTCGTGTGGGTTTGTTGGGTCTTTCTCAAGAAAAACCGACTCATTAGACATAAGTTCTCTTGCTCTTTTCTGTGCTTCATCAGACCTATAATATAGGCCTGCTAATCTAAATGAGAAAACATCTCGTTCAGGAGGAGTTGGTTCTGAAGAAACATCTTCTTCTTCTGCCACTGAGTTAAGTTCCTCCACCTCTTTGCGTTTCTTTAGTTGCCTTCTTCTGATAGAGAGTGCAACGAAAATAGCGAAGGAAATCGTTATAACATTCAATAGCAGCACAAGGTCTTCGGAGGCGTGAATGCCTATAAATTTCAATAGGAAAGCACCAACGATGTTGGTTAAGAGCCACGTTCCAAACCCAATAAGAAAAGTCTTCATATAATTAATAGTTCTCAGTTAATATTTTTGCAAATATACAAAAAATGAATAGAAACGCAATGAAAAGTAAAAGAAAAAGCCTCCGATGTATCACACACCAGAGGCTTCGAGTTCTTTTTTTTTAGTAAACTAATGTGACATGAAGCACATTAATATCTTGCTAAAGAAATATCAGAAAGTTGTTTACCGATGCTTCTGATACCTTCTTGTATTTGTTCTACACGTTTTTTACTTGGTTGCTTGTGACCTGCTATATATTGACGCATTAGTGAAGCATTAATACCAATTTGCTTCGCAACGAGTGTTGCATTCATAGGAAACTTATCGAAGAATGCCCATAGATCATACTTGAAAGTCATCTCAAGCTCTGGTATGTCATAGCCTTCTTCGATACTTTCTTGTCTTGCTACAAGGAGATCTTCTACAGCAGAATCAACAGTTGCTCCATATCCGCATAACCCAACCTGTCCAAGGTCTTCTTCTACGAAGCATGAGCAGTTTTTCTCTCCTGCTTGTTTCTCCACACACACTGTTACTTTCATATACTTGCTTTATGATTATATTCTTTTTAAACTTGTGTGAGGGCAT